GTATTTCCTGGAATTGTCAAGTATTTCCCATTATAATTTCGGGACTGAAAATAGTCGGCATAAATACCGACGGGTCCCGAACTTCAGTATCAGATGGTTACAATTACTCCTATTCCTCATTCTGCTTGGTGTACCTGCGTTAGATGTCATGCCCAAAAAGCGGAGGCGTAAATCAGCCAAACGTGTAGCTAGGGGTAAAAAATTAGCTAGAAATTTACCTCGTGATAGAAAGGGTAAATTTTTACCTCGCGGTAGCAAAAACCTATTCCGTAAAGGCAAACGACGACGAAGTGTGCCTTCAAAGAAAAGAAGAACCCCAAAGAAGAGGGCTAAATTCACCTCAAGGAAGCTTGCAAGACGTAAATCGGCTCCAGCGATGGCTACAAGAGGGCGTAGGGGTGTTAAAACGACAGATTTCTTCCCCAATTTCATTACAGGGACTGTATTGCAGAGTGGAGCGGACACTTTCAACAGTGTCAAGGTGTTTACTCCTATACCTAGGCTCAAGACAGTCGGGAACAGGGCAACGGTGATGGAGCTTCTGTGGTTGGATATAGAGGCAGATATAAGTCTTGTTCTTACCAAGTATGCATCCTTTTTAATGCCTTGTAATAGGCGAATATTCAGCTAAGTCAAGCTTTCCCTAGTACGGAGTGGAAGTTCACGATGACCCTCGGACAGGCTCCTACAACGGTATTGGAGACCTCATGGGCTAATCCGCGAGTGGTAGCCGTTATAGGTGAAGCTTTGGACCAAATCATCGTTACTGCTATCGGTATAGCGGCTACACGCAAAAGTATAATGAAAAGGTACGACTTTCAAAGCGCGGACGCATTCGGATACCTTTTAGCCTCCGACTCCTTCAATATGACCCTCAATTCGATCAACACTTTAACCTTTCACGAGGTCGCTTGGAAGCTATTTTACCGTTTTGTGGACATTCCGTTGTCGGAATTCGTGGGTCTTGTACAATCAACACAACAATCTTAATAAATTTGAATGTCTTCTTTATGAAAATAGTCCTTTGACGGATATATAATTACATCATCTTCTACAAATTGCATTACAGTCTTAAAACGCCTAGCCAAGGCCATGTATTGACCTTCGCGACCCTTCCATTTGTACCATAATCGAGGTTCTATGTTGCTAGTGATGGCGATATGTTTCGGGCCATACCATGTAAATCCATGCTTGATAGGGGCCTTGACGATATAACCGTCTAATATCTGAAGAAGGACTCGAAGCCTTAATTGACCTGAAAAGTCATCCATTAAAGCATACTCCTGACCGTCGTAACCGTCAAACCAAACTGTATTTATTACGATCGGGAACCTCCAAAAGGAGCCCTTATTCCAATTCGAATACACCCAACGGGTCTTTCCTAACCCCGTTTCGCCTATCAACAAAATTACTTCGACTTCTCTCCATCCTTGTTCGCTGAGAACATCTCGATACCCTTCGTAGAATCTCGGGAACCTCGCCATACAACCTGGGTGCGACTCGTACAGAGATCTCTTTCGGCTTCCGCTTCTGATAGCATCTCGGAAGGACTCAATGTCGCTGCGAGCTCCAGCTCCCCGGGATCGTTCTCCGAACTCCCAGGGTCCTCCGACCCTGGTATCTTGCTTCTTACAGTACGCAATCGCTTCGTCAGCCGACCCTCTTCTAGCCTCAAAATGGCCTTGTGGGTCGATTCGCGACCTGACCTGGTCAAGTCGATATCCACTTCGGAACTCGACATAGCCTTGAAAATGCTCTCGGCCTTCTGCGCCTTTCTCTTTTTGGAAGACGATATACCGTACAGATTCGTCAAGCGTTCCCAATCCACCTTCGATGGCTTGAAAAAGTTTTCCTGCCTCTGTAGAATAGCTGGTAAACACCCAGTGGCGCCTTTGGATCGACCTATGGCGAACGCGCTTTCGGCCGGATGGGGTGTTCGGTGGGACATTTTCTTTTCCTGTGGGCCTTCGTGGTACCACGATAGGACCCGCCGAGACGACAACATCATTCGATTCAAGCATAACTGACAATACGGCAATTCGTCACACAAGCCTAAATTGAACTCTAACTGCGACAACCAACAAGGGGTACATAAGACGTGAGACATACGATAAGAACAGATGCTAGCGGGTGAGGGGTGAGCAGGTGGTGGGTAATACTAACCACCACCAGCTTTTTCGTATTTATGTCGGTGAGAACCCGATAACTGTGAGACCCCTGATCCTAAACCCGGTATTTCCGATTATTTCTGATTATTTCCGGTTATTCTCAGTATTTCCTGGAATTGTCAAGTATTTCCCATTATAATTTCGGGACTGAAAATAGTCGGCATAAATACCGACGGGTCCCGAACTTCAGTATCAGATGGTTACAATTACTCCTATTCCTCATTCTGCTTGGTGTACCTGCGTTAGA